ACGAATTACGGTCTTCAACAAACCCGAAAGTAACCTATTCAGGACAAACTTTGGGAGCATATAAACCAAATAAATCAGGTCTTCACGGTAGAGTTGAAAAAAATAGACCAGATACCTATTTTATTAATAGCGAAGATAGATGGCTTACTACTACGGGTGCAGAAAAAGCACAAAAAGCAAGAGGAACCATCACACTCAAGCCAGAAAACAGAGCCTATCAAACAAGGGAATACTATGGTAATGGTGTACCCGACGGCAACGGAACCTATACCAAACAGAACTACCAACGCTCCGAAAAACCACAATTCAAATCTCTTAATATGGGCGTAGCGACTGATAGAGATGGTTGGGATGTAAAAGGTAAAGATATGAGAGAAATACAACAAGAAGGTTATCGTCCTTTAGCAAATGCAAGAAATTTAACAAAACAACAAAAAGAATTAGGACCTGTTGCGAGAGGGTTTAAGGCGATGGTAACCCCTCTGTTAGATGTATTAAGACCTTCCAGAAAACAAAATACGGTTGGTAATATGAGACCAATGGGTAATGCTCACGGTAAAAATAGTGTTAGTCATAATGTTATTTGGAATCCAGCTGATAAACTTAAAACAACTATCAAAGAACAAACAATTAGAAACGATTACATTACACAGGGTGGTAAAAACTATAATAGTGCTCACATTACAACAAAACATACACCTGTTGGGCAGCAACGCGATAGCACCACGGTTCCTTACACGGGGTCTTCATCAGCAAACCAGCCAAATGCACGTGTATACAATGCAGAATACAATGCAGAACTCAATCCAAATAAAGAGCAAATTTCAAAAGTTGATAGATTTAACCAGGGCAACAGTTCTTTATTTTCAGCGACGCAAAATATTTGCAATCTTACCAATAAAGCAATTATGCCAGACCAACTCAACCCCAATTTTACAAAAAGAACAGCAAATAGTGGTAATATTGGTGCGATGTCGGGGAAAAATGTTCGAGAAAATGCCATATTATGTGATAGAAATAAACCTGATGTATTGGATGCATTTAACCAAAATCCATATTCAAAACCATTAAACAGCATAGCATAATATATTTTTATTATATTTTTATTATTTTATCTTTTTATCTTTTTTTATCTTGACAGATAAAAAAAGATAAAAAAGATAAAATAATAAAAATATAATAAAAAAATGAAAGATAAAAAATGAAAGATAAAAAAAGATAAAAAATGAAAGATATAATAAAAATATAAGTTTAAACCCGTAATATAAATTAATTTAATGAATATAATGAATACAAAAAATAATATGTTATTGGATTGTAAACTAAAAAAAATAGATATACATCAAAAACTAAAAAAAAAATTAGATTATTTTATTGACAATCATAAAATACCACATATTATATTTTACGGAAACTGCGGTACAGGTAAAAGATATATATTAAATTATTTTATTAACAAAATTTATAAAAATGACAATAATAAAATTAAAGAATATGTAATGTATGTAAATTGTGCACATTGTAAAGGCATAAGATTTATACGTGATGATATAAAATTTTTTGCGAAAAGAAATATGCAAAATGATAATGGGAAAATATTCAAGAGTATAATTTTATTTAATGCAGAAAAATTAACGACTGATGCACAATCAGCATTGAGACGATGTATTGAAAATTTTAGTCATAATACACGTTTTTTTATAGTTATTGAAAACATTGATAATTTATTAAATCCAATATTATCGCGCTTTTGTAATATTTACATACCATATCCAGTTATTGATAATAATAAAACAAATTTATTTAAAATAAAAGAAACATCTCAAAATGAACATATGATGAAGAGGGAATCGTGGTTGAAAAAAATGTTATTAAATAATTTATTATTTAGCAAATTAACAAATTTAGTAGAATTTATAAATGTAATTTATGATAAAGGATATAATGGATTAGATATATTAAATTTTATTGAATCTTCCGATAATGATGATAAGTATAAATTTTTATTATATTTCGACAAAATCAGGAGAGAATTTAGAAATGAAAAAAATTTAATGTTTATTTATTGTTATGTATTTTTTATGCGGAAAAATATTAATTTAGAAAATATTTTAACAATGTAAAAAATGGACGATTATAATCTTAATGTTTTATCTGAAGCGAAGAATGAATATTCTTCTCGTTTAATTAATATTCTATCACCTTTAATTATCCAGGGTATAAAATCTATTTTCAACGAAGCACTTGATTTATGCGAACAAAATGAAGAAGGGGGTAAATATTTAATGACTTTCCAAAACTTTCTTTCGAGGGTTCCCAGGTGGAATGCAAATATAATAACAGAAGAAAAAGATAGAATTATAAAGGAAAGTAAATGTAATTATTTAGAGGATTTATTAACATGTGTTCATATAACACAAGTCAAAATTTTAACAAGTATTAGGGTATCAAATCATCAAAAAAAAATAGATATTGATATACCGAGTATTAATGATTTTATTCATAATGTTTATATTAATTTTGCAAGAAAGTTATATAGTAATATTTATTTATTTGAAAAAGATATAATGCCTCTTGATTATCAAAAAAACATGAGGGAATGTGATATATTATGCAGAGAATCTATTTTAAATGTAATAAGAGAATCGATGCCAATTGAAAATATTTTAAGAGCATACATGGATGAAACAATTCATGAAGAAATAATAGAAGAAACATTAGAAAAACATGTTGATAATGAAGAAGCTGAAGATATGTTAGAGGAAGCGAAGAAAAACTTGGAAAAATCGAGCGAAGCAACCGTTAATAAAATCGATAATGAAATTAATATTGAAACTCCAGAATTAAAGAAAAATGAAGAAGCCAATGCGCAAGAAGCTATACAAGAAGCTAAGGCGCAAGAAGCTATGCAAGAAGCTAAGTTGCAAGAAGCTAAGTTGCAAGAAGCTAAGTTGCAAGAGTTGCAAGAAGTCAAGCAAACAAAAATAGCTGAACAAACAATTAAAGAATTAGATGAAAATGTTAAGGATGAAATAAAAGAAAAGGCAGAACATGATGTTAAAAAAGAAGTTAGTGATAATGACAAATTATTTTCGAATGGAACGACCAAAGAAACGGTCAAAGAAACGGTCAAAGAAGCGACTAATGAAACGAGAAAAAAATCGATAATATCTTTCAATGATGACGACGACGTTTTGGATATGGGAACGAATAAATCATCACTGGTACATGCACCGAAAACAGATGAAAGGTTAGAAGAAATTAGTAGAATAGCAAATGAAAAGAGAAAGGAAGAGGAGGATGACGATGATTTTGATGATGATTTCGATGGTCCATTAAAAATATCAAATGAAAATATTAGTTTAGATATTTCTGATTTACAAGATATTAGTCCTACTAAAAAAATGAATAATGAATCCCTTTTAGGTGATATTGAATTTTTATCCTAATTCGTTATAAATAATATGTTTTTAAATATTATTTATATAAATGACATCATCAATTTTTATTAACGGATTAATGATTAGTGCTCTTTTTTTAGTTATGAAATTTTTTGAAATAAGATTTATTACAAAAAAAGAAATACCACCAAAATTTCTATTAAGAGATTCAATAATTGTGTATATTTCTGTTATTTTAGGACATTATATATTATCTCAGTTTGGTAGTGATTCACCATTAAACAAAAAATTAGTTGAGGTTTTTACAGATTCTCCTTCGTTTTAATTTTTATAATTTATATATAAAAATTAAATATATATTTGCATTTTTTCTATATTAATAATTGGTGCTTTTTTTCCTATTTTTTTTTTGGTAGTAATGAATTTTTGAAATATCGTTTTATTTAATTGAATTTCTGGTTTATTTTTTGTGCATTTTCTCGTTATCATTTTATATAATTTAAAATCGGGATACCTTTCTTCGTTGTTTTTTTTATATAAAATATTTTTTTCGTTATCATCAGTTATCCATTCCGTTATTAATTTAATTAATGGTGATGTTTTTTCATTATCAAAATCTTCAACATAATGGTCATATAAAGAACACCCTAACCGCGTTAAATCAAAAGCTTTATTTGGTTTAATTTCTTTTTTATTTTTATTTTGAAAAACCGAAAAGTTATATTGACCAGAAGCCTCGCCTTTATTATAAAAGCAATCACTTGATATTTGTTTACCCTTAAATTTATAAATAGCTCTTCCAAAATCAATTATTTTATATATTTTTCCAAACGTAGGAACACTATAATATTTATCATTGTAAAAATAATGTATAAACTTTTTATCAGTTTTTTGATACATTATGTTATTCGTATGTAAATCGTTGTGTGTAAAATCGAATAATTTTTGATATGTAATTAAAGTCATTATTATTTGGAATAAACAAGAGATAACGTGGCTATCCGCTATATTCGTTTCTTCTAACAAAAAATCTAAAGTATTATCTAAATTTTCTAAACATATTATTTGACATGGAAAATTAAAAACATTGGCATAAATATTTGTTAAGTCATTTGTTATATCTGACATATCACTACCTTCACTATCATCCGCATCATCAGCATCATCAGCATCATCCGCACTATCCGCACTATCCGCACTATCCGCACTATCAGCACCATCCGCACTATCCACACTATCCGCAGTGCTACCTACGGTATTATCGTCATTACTTGTATCAGATTCTCGTGAAGAACATTCGCTATTTGTTTTGTTATTAGACATTTTTTCTATGTCATTTTCTCTTTTGTAATCAATATTTAATTTTCCAATATCATTTAAAAAAATGTTATGGTTTTCGACGTTTTCGGTTGTTAGTTCTTTAAAAACACCGTCATACATTTCGTTATCAATTTCTTCAATATTTATTTTCTTATAACCTTCAATTTTAATTTTTTTCCTATTTTTTCTAGTATCATCTTCCAATAATTCTTCCTGTATATCATCGGTTCTAAATAATACATTTTTATTTTCATGAAAATAATCGTAATCATATAAATATTCAAGGTCATCGGTTATATCAATTTTAAATTTCTCTTTTATTCCTAAAAAAGAACCATAAAAATCGACACCATGTATAAATTTATGTGTATTTAGTAATTGACTTGTTAAATATGAAAAAAATGAATCGATATATGCAGAATTATCATAACATTCTAATTTTTTTAATACGTCTTTTTTATTTAATTTAGGAAGATTACGAATAATATTTTGCGATATATCTTTATATTTCCCAGCCATATATTTTGTTGCATCGATTAGTGGTGAAAATTTAAAAAAAGCTTTTTTTGTGTGATTTGTCTTATTTTCATCATTTGCTTCTACAGATATCTTAAATTTATTTTCGCTTTCTTGACTTTTAATTTTTGTAATAGAGTATTTATTATTTAAATTAATTTTATTATTATTTGCTTCGCTAAGAGAGAAAAATCTTGAATAAATAGGTATATAATTTTGCATGTTAGTAATTCTATTTTTAGAATTATCGGTAAAAAAATCAAACAATTCTTTATTGCAATTTTTTTTATAAAAAATATCAAACATTATGAGTTATTTTATTACTATTTTTTTTTGTTTTTAACTTAAAAAAATTAATATTATAATTTGCGTGTTTTTTTATATATAATTTACTTTTTAAATAATATATATGAATCTAGAATTGAAGAAATTTGACATGAGGAAAATAAGTTTTAACCCAAATTCAACACAGGGTCCAGTCATTGTTTTAGTGGGAAGACGTGATACAGGAAAAAGTTTTTTAGTGCGTGATTTACTTTATTATCACCAAGATATACCAATTGGGACTGTCATTTCTGGAACTGAAGCAGGTAATGGATTTTATGGCGAATTGGTGCCAAAGTTGTTTATTCATGATGAATATAATAGCGTCATTATTGAAAATATTTTAAAAAGACAAAAAATAGTATTAAAGCAAATAAAGAAAGAAAAACTGGCATATGGTAAATCAAATATAGATGCCAGAGCATTTGTCATATTGGATGATTGTCTTTATGATAATAGTTGGAGTCGTGAAAAGGTTATGAGATTGTTATTTATGAATGGGAGACATTGGAAAATAATGCTTATAATTACTATGCAATATCCTTTAGGTGTCCCACCAAATTTAAGAACTAATATAGATTATACATTTATTTTACGAGAACCATATATTAGTAATAGGAAACGAATCTATGAAAATTATGCTGGTATGTTTACAACATTTGAATCATTTTGTCAGGTAATGGACCAGTGCACAGAAAATTACGAGTGTTTGGTAATTGCTAATAATGCAAAATCAAATAAATTGGAAGACCAAATCTTTTGGTACAAAGCTACTTCTCATAATAAGTTTAGATTGGGGTCGAAAGAATTTTGGGAAATGTCAAAAGACCTTAATTCAGACGACGATGAGGAGGATAATTATGACCCAAAAGCTCATAAAAAAGGACCACAAATAAATGTTAAGAAAAATAAATGGTAAGTATCGTAATTTTTTAGTGTTTTTAGTGTTTTTTTAGTGTTTTTTTTAATATATTTATTTTAAATTTATTAAAAAAATCAATCTCTAGTGCCATCTTTGTTAAATTTACGCTGTCCCTTATCTCTTTTTGTATTTACAATATTTTCACCTTCAAATAATTCTTTTTGAATATCAGCAGTGGTAATCTCACCCTGTAATCCAAGTGAAGATTCAATCGTGTTATTAACACCAATCAAATTACCATTTGCATCAATATTTTGAGTTAACTTATTACCAGTTTTCTGCGCTAATTCAATATTCTTTTTAATTGCCTTTTCTTTCGTTTCTCGAACCCTTTTGTCAAATTCAACTTTAGCATATCCCTCGTTCTTTATCTTTTCACTCATTAATTGATTCAATTGTTCTTCGAGGTATTCGACTCTTCCTGTTTTATAAGCTTCCGGTTCCCACGGCATCCACATACCAACGGGACCAACAAAAACATTATGATTTGGGTCTACTTCTCGTAGTAGTTTGCACCGAAGTTCTGCCTCACCCTGCGTAGCATAAGAACCACGAACTTTCATACCACGTGTGTTTGTCTGGAATTGTTGCGCTTCAGAAAAACTGTTTTCCAAATGTTCTTCATTTGCATCTACGAAATTTTTATATGAATCTCTTACGTAATTGGTATCAAAATTTTCAGTTTCACTTTTAAGATATTCATTGAAATCTTCTGTCAAACTCTCAAACTTCATGTTATATTTATAACTAATAAAATTTAAAAATTGCGTGAATTTTTTGATTGATTTTGTCATATCAAAATCTTTTAGGAATTCTTCAAAATAATATTGGTCTTTTTGTTTTAAGATATTTTCTGGTGAAATAAAAGAAACACATACAAATTTTTGTCCTGAAATTGGTTTATCTTCTTCTAATAAATCAACATATTTTGGATTTTCTAGACCATTTCCATCTTCCTTTCTAGTAAAATTCATGTTTGAACTCATATATATCTATTAGTATTCTTATTATTTAAGTTTTTTTGTTTATATATTATTTTTTTGTTTTTTTTGTTTTTTGTTTTTTTGTTTATCTATAATTTTTTTTCTAATTTATTAGTATAATTATGTTAGAAAATTTAATGAAGTCTTTAGATTTAGGAGAATTAATGCGAAGAGCTGTGAAATACATCGTTGAGGGTATCATGGTTGCAATTGCTGCTTACGCAATTCCCAAAAAATCTCTTAATATGGAAGAAGTTCTTCTTATTGCATTAACCGCTGCTGCAACATTTTCTATTCTTGATACCTATGTTCCTTCAATGGCTGTTTCCGCGAGGTCTGGTGCTGGTTTCGGTATTGGGGCAAATTTGGTTGGTTTTCCACGAATGTAGGGTTCCCCTTACGACAAACTCGTCTAATTCGTTATAAAATATTAATATAAATTTGATTTAAATATTATATTAATTATAAATATGCCAAAGAAACAAAGATTTCACATATATGCCATCAATATTGATGGACAAATTTATGTTGGTTCTACTAACAATACGAAAC